AGCATCAATCGAACCGATCGTCGGCGGCGTAAGATATCCTTGCTCAATAAGCTCGTTTGCTGTGATGCGATCAACGAGCATGGCAAAGTAAGGATCTTTTGTTTGCTCTTCTGACACGGTGACATTGTTATTCCATTGGCGGAAGATATAACCACCCATCATGCGATAGGGCGTTGCTGTCATGCCGACTACACGGACGAGAGGGTTCTCGGCGCGGATCGCTTCGACGATAATCTTCACCGTTGGCGTGATGCCGTGAGCCTCGTCGATGACAATCAGTCCGAACTCATTGCCAAATTTTTTGATCTTGTTTTTGACCGTTACAGGCGTGCCAAAAACAACTGGATGTCGAAGGCTTTTTTGCCCTGCGCTAGCAGAGAAAATTGAAAACGGCTCGCCTGTGAGCTTGTATTTCTCGCTATTCTGGATGACGAGCTCGGCCGAAGGCGCGAGGCAAAGCACGCGCTTGCCACCGCTGATCTCGCGGATGGTTTGAGCAAGTGCCGCAATAATGTGAGATTTACCTGCGCCTGTTGCTGCTTCGATCAAGCATGGCACATGATATTTACGAACAAATCTAACAATAGCATCGTGGGCTTTTTGTTGGTACGGGCGAAGCTTTATGCCCGGCCGTGAAACCTCGGCGCGGTCTTCATACGATAAACTTTCGGGTCTTCTTTCGGTTGATGAAAAAGATACCAGCATGCGTTGTCCTTTCCTGCTCCTGCGCTATCTTCTATCCATTTGACACGCCCGACCGAGACAATGCGAAGGCAATACTCGAGGTATGGGGTTGCTTGTCTTGTGTGCATCCAGTCCGCGTCGAAGAGCAGCCATGTGGGCGCTAAACGCGAACAGCGATCGATAATCTGGTGGAGAACTGTGCGTTCCCATGGTGGGTTTGTAATAATAAAATCAGCGTTGCAAATCTCTGCTTCTGTAATCCATGAAGCATCATGACGGAGGATCCAATCAGCGCGCGGCTCGACATCGTATGCCATCGTGCATGAGTGACCGTGTTGCTCAAGATGCTTTACTAGAGTGCCGTCTCCAGCGCACGGCTCGCAAAATAAAATCTTATCTGGCAAGAACGATATGAGCGGACGAACGGCCGCTGCAGGCGTTGGATAAAACGCAAGCGTTTTTGTTTCGTAGTCAGACCGCTTGCCCATCTGTCCATGTCTCACGTTGTTCAAGATATCGGTTGTGAAAGTTTTTGAGCGGCACGAGGATCGTTTCGAGATACTTATCATCGCGCTCAATGCGTTCAAGATGCGTGTCGTTCGGTGTCCATTGCCAGAAGTCGCACCAGTCGCGCTGCGTAACAAACAACTGCACCTGCACTTGAGCGTAATAGTGCTGCTGTTGTTTCAAGAACTTGAAACGCACAGGCGCGAACTCATGACGCAATCCATATGGACATTTGACTTCGATCAAACCGTTCTCGCCGACATAGCCGTCAGGCGAAGCGCCGAGCCAGTCTTCATGCGTAACGAATGAGGCGGGCTTAACCGTGCGCTCAGTGATCATTTCGTACTCGATGATTGCGCCGGGCTCATGAAGCGTTCCCCATTCTGTGGCAACGTTGCCTTTGAATTCGTTTGGCAAGCCGTGATAGTCGCGGCACATCTTGCGCATAACATCATCGGGCTTTTGAAAAGGCGATAGGCCAAGAATCGCGCCGACAGCAGATCCTGTCACGCGGCCTTTACGAGCCTCAAACCATTCTTCGCTGCGCTGTTCCATTATTGCCCCTATTTAAAAAAGGAGAGAGCCTTGAAAGGATATCACTCAAAAAAAGGCTCTCTCCTCCACGTTAACGCGCTATTTCCCTCAGAATGGCGCGTCTTCGTCCTCAGTTACTACAGGCTTTGGAGCTGGTGCAGCTGCTTTACCGCCGCGAGGCGCAACAGCTGCGATCCAGTTGCCACGGCCCATGGAGCCGTCTTGCTTCTGCTGTTCCCACATCATGACCTTGATGGTCATAGGCTTATTGACAAGCGTTGCGCCCATCATTTCGTCTGTAGGCTTTTTGTTTGATGCCAAAAGCTTTCCACCTGCATTGTTGTCGACTGCAGCAAGCATGCGAATAGCCTTGTCACGCTTCTTGACGGGATCCTTGGCGCGCGGATCGTCATCCGACACCCAAAGCTTGTGGAAGATCTTGCGGTTCTTGTATTCAACAGGAAGAACAACAGACCACCGAAGGCTAATAAAGTTATTGCCTTCACGATCTTGATCCCACTTAGCCTCGTCGATGATTGCAACGCAGCTTGTGTCGCTCGGGATTGGCTCGAGATCACCACCCCCAACTTCGAACGAGCCGCCTTGTTTCAGAATGTCATCGCCATCTGAAAGATCCCAAAAATTAGCCATTTACAGATTCCTTTTTCTTTGATGCAGGTGCGCGCAGCGCAGGGATAATGTCCGCCAACGGGTTTTTACCAGCGGGGATTGCGATCGGTTCTGAGATACCGAAACGGTTCTTCGACACGTTTGCAGCGGTCGCGTAGGTGATCAGGACGCGTGTGCCATCCGAGATCGCCTTCTTGCGTTCGCCTTCGCCTGTCGTGAAGGTTTCAAGTTTCAGGAACCCAACGAGGTCGACGTCGTCCACATAGGCAGGCATCGACTTCTCATGAAGCCGCAATGTGTAACGCATGTAAGCGTCATCATCTGGCGGCTCGATCTTCTGCGTGTCAGCATGGGCGATGAAAACTGTGTTCATGCCTTTCTTGTCAGCCAACAAGCCAGCCGCCTTACGGAGACGGGCATGCATTGCCGATACTGCATCACGGCCTGCACCATAACCTCCGAGAGCCTGTTGGATCCCGCGCGGGCGCTTGGGGTCTGTCTCGACGATGTTCTGGATGAACATGCGCTCCAATGCCGTCACCGAATCAACGATGAGGGTTTTGTAGTCATGCTCTTCCTGCAGCAGGCCTTTCAGTTGATCCCAAAGCTCGTCGGGTCCGTTGAGCAACGGAAACGCATCGGGGCGCTGATCGGCAGGGATTGCCTGCAGACCGTCCTCGGCACGAACGACGATTGGCTTGGGGAAAGATGCGGCTAGGGTGGTCTTTCCCATCCCTGAGTCACCGCAGATCGTAATAAGAACCGGACGATCAACTGGCTTCGATATACTACTTAAAATGCCCATTGGCACACTCCTCTTGCTTCGAGGTCTTGACATTAACTTGAGGTTTGTGGGAATGTCAACACCGCAATGTTGACTGGGGCACAATGAAATGGAAATAGACGAACAGAGACGATCTGAGACGATCGTGGACGATCCTCTGGAAAAAATTAAGAAGGCTCTGGCAGACAGAAATCTGGCCCGCGTTGCGGCTGCCACGAAGCTTCATGAGAATACCGTACGGGCGATCGCGGCTGGCAAAAATACCAACCCGACACTCGAAACTTTAAATCGCTTAAACACTTATTTGTTTGGATAAAAAATGAGCCATAGAGCCTTTTGGGAGGCTGGCTACCGCGTATTTGGTTTGCATCCGATCGGGCCTGACGGCCGTTGCGGATGCGGGCGCAAGGATTGCGAGGCAGCTGGGAAACATCCGCTAGTGAGCAACTGGACTTCGACCCCGAACTGGTCAGAGGAGCAGCTCGAGGTCATGGAAGAGACGGGCCAGTTTGATTCGGGTTACGGCGTTCTCGTACGCGGCCTGATCGTGGTCGACGTAGACGCCCGCAATGGTGGCGTCGAATCATACGAGCGCCTGATTGAGGACGTGCCTGAGATCGCAGGCGCAGGACTGATCGTCGAGACGGGTTCAGGCGGTGGCAGCCGCCACCTGTACTTCAAATGCGACGAGGGCCTCGCACTCATACAGCATCACCCAGACTATCCCGGCATTGATTTTAAGAGCAGCGGCTTCGTTGTCGGGCCAAGCTCAAAACATGTCTCAGGCAACACTTACAAGATCTTGCACGGGTCTCCTGATGATATCGATCGCGCGCCAGAGGCCATGATCAACGGCTTGTCGAAGCCGCAGAAATATCGCGCGGACATCGATGGCGCGACAGTAGATGTGTCTTATAGCGACCTTGAAGACATGCTGTCTTATATCAATCCAGATGTCGAGCATGAGATATGGTTGCGCTGTGGCATGGCCGTGCATCATGCAACCATGGGCACAGGTTTCGATGTGTGGGACAAATGGTCAGCCAAGGGCAGCAAATATCCTACCCGCGATACGCTTGGAAAGCGGTGGCACTCGTTCGGCAAATCACTTAATCCCGTGACGCTCGGAACGCTCATCCACTACGCCGAGCAGGCAGGATGGAAACAGCCTGTCACGTTTGAGCCAAACGAACTTATCGAACCAGAGGAACCTTATCGTGGCAACGATGTTGATATTACAGGCGTGGATCTTACGCGGCCGCCGGGCTTTGTTGGCGTGGTGGCAGAATGGATCCATGATCAATGCCGCTATAAGCGCGAACATCTGGCTGTCGCGGCTGCTCTGAACGCGATCGGCAACGTCATAGGCCTACGCTACGAAGACGAGCTCGGCGATGTAACATCGAATATGTTCGCCTTCTGCGTGGCAGGGTCGGGCACGGGTAAGGAAGGCATCCAGCAGGGCGCTTTCGCTGTCCAGAAGGCTGCAGGCGTCAACAAGGCGATCTATTCCACCATCAAGTCGGAACAGGAAGTCGTGCGAAACCTGACCCGCCATCAGGCCGCGCTCTACATGGTCGACGAAGTTGGCATCCTGCTGACCAAGATCAAGAACGCGCAGACCCGTGGCGGTGCTTCATACCTTGAAGGCGTCATCGGCATCCTGATGTCGGCATATTCCAAGGCGAACGGCTACATGCCGCTCTCGGGCGACGTGCGCGAAGATGTGCGCAAGGGCATGATGCAGGAGATATCGCAGGTCGAGCGCAGGCTCGAAGACGGAGAGAACCCACGCGATCGAGCGCGCAGGAACCAGCTTGAGGTGGCGCTCAACTCGCTCGACGATGGCCTAGAAAAGCCCTTCCTGTCCTTGATCGGATTTACCACGCCGATCACCTTTGACAGCCTTGTAACCTTTGAGACGGCCACGAACGGCTTCATTGGCCGCTCCCTGATCTTCAACGAGCGCGATGATGCGCCGCCAGAGAAGAAGGGCTTCCGCAAGCGCAAGATGTCGACGGAGCTAAAGGCGACCTTGGAGAACCTGTACTCGGCCGGGCATTATGATTCGACGAGCGATAGGATCGAAAACCGTGGCTCGCGAATCAGCGTTCCGACAACGGACGACGCGGTCAAAATGCTCGAAGGGACTATGGATATCCTGCACGGGCTAGCCGAAGACCACACCGAGAAGTCGGGCCTGTCCTCGCTTTTCCTGCGCGCTAAGGAGCAGGTAGCAAAGATCTCGTTCATATTGGCAGCGCCATCAGGGCTCAGAACGGTTGAGCATGTGCGGTGGGCGTATGCCTTGGTGAAACGCGACGTTGAAGAGAAGGTCCGCCTTGTGATCGGCAATGATCGCGAGAAGGATGCGCCAAAAATGGCTTTGGTTAGCAAGATTGAGAACTTGATCAATCGAGACGATGGTGAGACCTTTGGCGTGCTGGCGAACAAGCTTCGCAAGTTTAAGAAAGAAGACATTGAGAAATGCCTCGAAGAACTGATTAAAGCGGGAAGAGCTGTTCTTGAGGAAACCGTACACCCCCGTAAACGTATAACTGTGAAAAGGTATAAATTGAAATGAAGAAGATGACTAAAAAAACTGCAGAGAAAATATTTGGCGCGACATTCAACCATCTGTCTTTGGCGATGCTAAATTTGCTTGAAGAATTTAGTGACTACTCTCAAGAAGATGTTCTTGAAGAAGGATCAATGGCTCTTATGATGTTTTCGGTTCACACGGCAGTCAAGATGGGAATGCCAGAGCCAGACTTGCATGACATGATCAATGAAATGGTTACGGCTGTTCACCTCAAGATGAAGATGGAGGGGACATTTTATGACGCTTGAAGAAGAGGTCGAATACTATCGCTTTGTCTTTGCTTGGATGTTCTGCAGACTGCAAGCTAACAAGACTGTGCATGCGATTGCCAAAGACGTACTAAAAAAAGATTTCAATAGTGGATGGTCTATGAAGCAGAGACAGGAAATGATCAAACAAGCTTTTAAGGTGATTGAAGATGAGCAACAATGACAACCCGCATTATGTGACGCCTGAAGAGGCTAAATGGAAAGCATGCGCTGTTGACCCGCAAAATTGGTCTTGTTCTGGCCCATCGTGCATGGCGTGGCGGTGGCAAGAGTTGCCATCAATTAAAGACAACGTTTTACAGTTTGAGCCACGTTACAGCACAACCCACGGCTATTGCGGGATGGTGCGGACATGACTGAATGGCAACCAATAGAAACAGCGCCAGAAATGACTTGTATTCTTGTTTATTCAAATGATGAAAGACAAGCAGTCGCGTATTGCGACCTAACTGATATGGGTGGTTTTTACGATGAGCCAATTAGGGTTTGGAATCTTAATGGCTGGTTATCTGGCGACTCAGGATTTATCCCTACCCATTGGATGCCACTACCGGAGCCGCCGAAAAAACCATGAAATATGTAATCTCAGGTCGCCTGCGCCAGTCGAAGACAAAGAAATCTGAAATCATAGACGAGTGCGAAGACCTCGAGACTGCTGAATTAGAACTTTACAAACTTCAAGGTGAACATCCAAACTGGATGTTCTGGATAGATGGAAAGAATGAAGATGAAGAAGAAATACAGTCGAGTGTTTGTGCCAAACCCTAATTTTAGGTTTGACCCTACAGAATTAAACAATCTTGCTGATCAGGTTATTTACGTATGCGATCGACCTATGTTCGATAACCTCATGGGCGAAGAACATATATCAGCATACGAAGGAAAAATTTCTGAGCGTATGGCGGACTTCAACCCAGACACAGATGTCATCGCTTACTACGGCGACAGCATTATTTTTGCGCTAATGGTTATGTGGCTGAGTGAAAATTATACAGTATTTGACATGGCACGGTTCTCTTCAAAAGAGCAGACCTATCTGACCCGCGCCATGTCAATTGATAATTTTACTGTTCCTGCTCGGAGACTGGCTGCTGCAGTAGGCTAAGTTGTGGAGCAGCCTGTGCGCGGATCTCATCCACGATAGGCTGCACTTCAACATAAGCACCACGGGCAAGATGATTTAAAATCACATTGATCTGAGCAACTGTGAGCTTAAGATCAATTACTGCGTTATCCATATCAAATCCCTCTATTTGCTACGGCGAGAGCCTTGGCGATTGTTGTGTCGTCAAGGTTCAACAAAGACGATGTGTCTTTGCCTTCGCTTTTTCTAACGCGATCAACCATAGCAATCAACTTGTCGGCTTTTGATTTAGCAGAATCATCAACAGCGCGACCGCCAGATTTACGACCTCTACGTTCAAGATCTTGTTGCCTAGACAATTCTGTGATTGCAAGAGGGGCCATAGGTCGAATGCCGGGGACTACGCGGCTTGGAGCTGGTCGCGCAAATGGTTCATTGGCAAGTTTAGATAGGTATTCAGGCGCTGTTTTATACGCACCGCCAAGATCAATAACAGATTTTATGCCTGCTAAAATTGCACCAGCTACTGGATGAGCGTACGCCATCGGTAAAAGGAAATTTTCAACTACTTCCATAGGAGCTTTTTTCAAAACATATTTTATCCGACTCATTTGTTGAACGCTTGGAGCAACCTTCTGAGTAGCGGATTGTTGCATAATTTTTGAAAAATCGCGAAGAAGATCAAGTTGTTCTTTACCAAACATTTCTTGAGCAACGCCGCCACCTTTTCCTTCTAAGAAATTTGTTATGTCTTTTGCTGTTGTCGCAAAATCTTTTTGCGTGCCTCCCCTCGGAGTCATCAACTGACGCAAAAAAGAATCTTTTATTTGTTTAATTTCTGGAGAATTTGGACCAAGCGCCCGCTCCATTTGGCGAATAGTATCTCCAGCTGCAGAAGCCATTGATGCGTCACCAGATTGAGCAAAATTAAACATCATATCTGCCACTTTAGCTGGAGTCATATCTCCTTCGACAATTGTCTTAATAAGAGATTTTGCATCGCCTCCAGTTTTTTTAATACCAAAACGATCCATGTAGCTTTTGTAAGCAGCGCGAGCGTCCTTCCATTGTTGAACAACGGCAGGATCACCGCTAAAAGCACCTTCATTGATTGCATTTTCAAAATGATCATCAAAACGATTGATCACTTCACGAATAGCTGTTTTTTCTGCGGGTGTTGCATTACCATAAGCAACATTAAGATTTTGACGAGCGCGCTCCACAGTTTGAAACCCACGATGCATTATTTGAAGCGGTGCACCTGTTGCCTCATCAATTGTCGGCTTGAATGAACCAATCGCATCATTGAGTTCATTAAGAGTATTTCGAACAACAGGCAAACTAGTAATCCCAGACATCTCTGGATCAGCATTAAGTTTGCGTTCAATTTTATCGCCAACATTTACGAGGTAATCTCTTTTAAACCCTCCGGGTTGTTCGCTGGCAATTTTATATGCTTGCTGATAAGCTTGTTCAGCTTTTTCAGCTTCAGATTGTATCTTTGATACAGCCTGACCAACTGAGCCGCGCACATTAGGGATTGGCGCTCCACCAGTAAGCCGTTCGGCCGTTTCTGCGGCTTGTTCCCCAATTCTTTCATATGAAGGAGTTGCATAAGGACCGACACCCGGCGCAACATTTTTTGTTTCAAGTGCAACTTGAGATGGCTCACGCGTAATCATTCCTTTTGTCGGCTCGACACCAAACCGTTCAAATTGAGCCATTCTTACAGCTTCAGGGCCAATGCCATATTTTTCAAAAGCAGATGCCAAATTTGGAATCATGCGGTTAATTTCATCTTGGGACAAACCTGCATCGCGCGCGGCTTTAAGCGCATCGGGCATTAAATATCCGTATTCAGATAAAATCTGTTCCTTTGGCGTAAACGCTCTTGATATGCGAGATACTACAGGTTCTGCAATTTTTGAAAGTGTGCCGCCAAGAGCGCCGCCCATAAGAGATTCTTTAGCAGATTGAATAGGATCAAGATCTTTTGATAGGCCACCAAGATAACCATAAAGGCTTCCTGTAAGAGCGCCAGATGTGAAAGGCATACTTGCTGGTCCAACGGTCGGCAATGCTAAAGCACCGCCTGCAACGCCTGCAGCTTCGCCTGCAAGAGCAGTTTTTGGATACGCCTCTTGTGATTTAGATTGCATACCGCGCGCCATTTCAACAATGTCGCGAATTGGCATTTCTTGAATTTTTTCTCTGTAAGCTCGAGTTGATTCACGCGGATCAATATAACTCAATCCTTTTACACCTGCAGCTTCAAGCCAAGGAGCCCAACCCATTGTAAGAGTATCTGTATAACCAGATAACCCAGAAAGAGCCTGCTGAACGGCAGGGCTACTTGTTTCTGCCATGCGTTCTCCCGCACGATATGCGAGAGGCTGTTCTTTAATTGGTGTTTCTTTTTTGCCAGCGAGAGCTGAAGAAACTTGCTCACTAAGAGGCAGTTCTTTTTGAGGTATTTGTTTTTGAGAGAAAGGATCATATCCTTGTTTTGCCCAATCTGGAGTAACCGTTGTTACGGTTCCCGGGGCAGGCCTATCTCTGTATAAAGAAGGTGCTTCTTTTTTAGGGGCAAAAATACCAGAGATTTGCGATGTAAGATCATCTTCAGCCATGGATCATTTTCCCCCAAGGAAATAAGTACTCATGCCTTTAAGGCCCTGAGCTTCAAAAGCTTTATCAATTTGATCGGCGCTGTATTCACCTTCAATCATTTTTTTGAACAAATCAGGTCGTTCGAGCAAGATTTTTTCAATAGCTTTTGCTTGTTTGCCATACATTTCTGCAGGGTTTACACGCTCGAAGTCTTGACCAGCTTCAACATACATATTTCCAGAATCGCGGCCCCAATTCAAAGCGTGATTTGATTGATCAATGCCGCGTTTTGATTGAATCATAAGTTGCGAAACAAGACGTGCATAAGCAGTTGGGCTTTGGCTCGGATTAGCATTTGCATTTGCCAATTCTTCAAGAGCGCGAACGCTTTCTTGTCCAGCTCCACTTGCCCTTGTTAAGCCTTGCAAGAGTCTAATTTTATCGATGATTTGAGCTTGACTGTCCATATCAGTAACAGGCTCTTGGTTAAATGCGCGCAAAAGAGTGTTGACCGCACCAGCGATTTGAGCGCGTGGGAAAAACCCAGTGCCCGGAGCTGACCAACCTTTTTGATTGACTGTATCGGCGAGAGTTGTGGCAAGCTCTCTAATGTTTTGTTGGTTTTCTCTTGAACCAGCGCCAAAAGCATTAACTTGAGTAACATAAGCTTTACTTTGCTCAATAGGAATACCAGCTGTTGGGCCGCCAGCGATTGCAGTCGCACCTTTTCTAGATTTTTCTTTTGCTGCGTTCTCAGCTGATTTTTGATCATAATAGCTAAGATATTGAACGCCTGAAACGTCACCTTGAGCGGGTGGCGCGATTTCAGTTCCTTGAATTGGTTCAACTTTGAGACCGGGAGCTTTTTCTTCAACGGCAGCTGGCGCAGCAGACGTAGCTGGGGCTAATCCGCCTTGCTTTGGCTCACCAAAATATTTGCGAAGAATAGCGTCTGTGCCCGTAGCTGGAGGAGCAGCAGGTATATCGGTCTTTGGATCGAACGATTCAGCTGACTTTGGATAAATTCCATTTGGTCCGCGAACCCACATAATATTGCCCCAAGGAGTTTCTTGGAACGATCTACGCAACGTTTCAAACTCAGAAGCTTTTGTAGCAGCTTCTGTAGCTTGAATATCTGCAGCTTGTTTTTGCATACCAGCATATGCTTGAGCGCCACCACCAAGACCTTCAAGAATTGCAGAGCCAAGGAATGGGCTTCTTGAAGAAGCCATTGTACCAAGGCCGACAAGGAGAGGAACGATATTTTGTGATGTCATAAGATCACCGAAACCGCCTGTCTTTTTAGTCTCTGGAGCACCAGCGCGCGCTTCAATGTTTTCAAGGCCAAGACCTGCAGCTTTTCCAGAAGAAAGTGCCCCACCATCTGGCGGAAGATCCGATTTCGGCGCTGCTTCTGAGCCAGCAAGAGCAGAACGAAACTTCTGAACATATGCGGGAACAGTTGTTCCAAGGGCGTCTTTTGCTTCACCAGCCGCCGCCATAGGCTTACCTGAGAACCAAACCGATGCCGCGTCTTCTGGCGAACCATATTGATTTACAAATTTACCAAAATGATGTCGCGCGGTTGCCTCTTGCGCTTCTTTGTTAGCCAAAAATTCTTCTGGGCTAAGACGTTTACCAAGCGCCTCTTCAG